CTATCAAGTTTGGCACAATCTGCTTCAGAGTAATAGCCATCGGCTCCTATAATATCAAAGAGCTCAAATTCGGCTCTATTATTTTTGTAAATAGCAGTAATATCTTCGTCACCAGCTTTAAAAGGAGGAGTGTGATGGAACTTGTTCAACATAATTTTAGTAGAACATAAATTAAATTCATGAACTTGTTTTTGTGTGGGGAACTTAAGGAGCATTTCTTCAGTAATATCATAATTGATCATTTTCTCCTTAAGCCAAGCTTCATCGCTTTCCTCATCAATAACATCTTGTGCACTAAAATTCTTGCATTCAGCAACTGCATAGCGGTAGACTACATTAAGCAAAAAGTAATTCTGTGCATCACAACCAAGACCCCATACGACAGCTGTAGCTTTCAAGGCAAGAAGTTCAGGCGTCATAACCCTACTAGAAGAAAAAAATAATTTACCCATATACAAAGTAGGTGGTCTATAATAAGCAGCATGTAAACGTTTACAACTTTCACAATTCATTAAGTATGTTTCGTTTTTTAGGAAATCAGGACCAGGAACATTACCATTTCTAAAAGGTGAAGTATGGTAAAAGAATTCTTCACGCGGTATTGTCAATCCAAGACCTTTCAAACTATTAAGAAAATCAGGTATAAAATCATTAACGTTTCTGGCATGTTTATCAAAAAATTTCTTATCAACAACTAGAACAAAATCATCACCTAGGACAGAAATAGCAACATGTTTATAAACTTCTTCTGGTTTAACATTAAATGCGTTAGACAAAGCTGTTATGAGAGAGATCACATTCAATAGTGAATTAATTGCGGTAGTGAAAAAAACCCCACTTGAAAGAGTTCCCGCAAAAGAGGCATAACCTTTTCCATCTGGTAAAGCCATAACATGAAAGGTCATTTGGTATACTATATATCTAATAATTCCCATCCACATTATTGTATGAGCATTTTCTGGAGTATAGGGTAAAGTTTCAGTTTCATCAAGATCAGGTAAATCAAAAGCAGTATAAAATAAAGATACTAATATTTTCATCAACAACGTAGCTGTCTCAGAAAGATCAAACTTTTGATAATCTCCAGTAAAAGTATAAGTTTTGTCGGTAACCATTTTAGAAATCACAGCAATTTTGTCATTCGTTTTACCAGGCATTGCAAATAATTTATCCACATCAATCCATTTTCCATAAAGATGCTTAAAGGAACGCTCACAATTACCATAGGCAGTACTACTTCTTATACACATATCCTTGGAAGCATCAAGCAAATCAATAAATTGTTGTCCCAAGATAGCACTAAACATGTACAAGGTATAACACGAGGTAATAAAAAGACGTTCGGAGGTTTTCTTTTCCGCAAATCCGCTTGAAAAGTCTGGTGTTCTAATTTCACTTTTAATATTAGGATACATTGGTCCACCATCTTGCATTTGAAAAGCCTTAAAAACATCATCAACAGAGACAGTTTTTCCTCTAATATTAGCAGTCACTAAGTTATTCATAACTTTAAGCATAGTTAATCTATGAGCATCAGAGATTTCATCCTTTTTAAAAAAACCGATGTATGTACTATCTTTCGTACGGTTGTAGACCCTCTGTGCACCACCAGCTGTTTTAGCCTTAGGTACTACAAATTGCTGAACATTAACAAACGCATTTGGGAGAGGTGCTACACCACCAGTAAGCGGAAATAAATCAGTGAGAAATTTTTTGACGTAGAACTCAGTAGCATCGTCTAAAATATCAAATAATTCTGGGTCATCAGGTAAAACATTTTCACGTGTTTTGAGTATTCTTGAAAACAAATCGACAGCTTTAACTCCGTCAGTGCCACAAACTTTTATGTGGTGGAAACCTATTGGATCATCAGGTGGAGTAACATAAAAACCGGCTGGGAATTCCTTACCTTTATAAGTGAATTTAGATTTGCAGATATCACAAGGTATTACATCCTCATCAAAACGCCTG